AATCCCACGGATCAAGACGGCCCGCCAGCGCCACCGGCCCCGCCGCCGAAGCCCAAGGTCGAGCAACCACAGGTAGGTAAGCCGTACCCCACGCCCCCGCAGCCGAAGCCGATCATGATCGACCCGCCGGACGTCGCGCTCCTGAAAGCGTTCTGGGATGAGCCGTATCCCGGCATCAGCTTCAAGACGATGCGCGAGAAGCTGCGCGATGACCTTGAGACCACGGGCAACGCCTACCTCGAAGTCATTCGTGACGCCAAGGGCCGCATCGCGCTCCTGAATCCGATGGATTCGAAGCTGACGCGCTTGATCAGGCACGATGACTTGCCGGTCGCCGTCAAACAGACGGTTAACCGCACGGGCGTGCCCGGCGACGACCAAGACATCATGGTGCTGGTGCACGAGCGCCGATACGTGCAGATCATCGGCCTCAACGCCCGCTTCTTCAAGGCGTACAAGGCCACGCGCAACTTGAACGCGCAAACCGGTATCTGGGAAACCGAGTCCATTGAGAAGATCCCGCCGCAGAACGTGGCGACCGAAGTCATTCACTTCATCAAGGACCGCGACGTCCTGACGCCGTACGGTATCCCGTCGTGGATCAACCAGATGCCCAGTGTCATGGGCAGCCGCAAGGCCGAGGAACTGAACCTGGAGTTCTTTGAGCACGGCGGCGTGCCCCCGGTCATGGTCTTCATCCAAGGCGGTACCTTGAGTGCGTATGCGCGCAAAGAGCTGAACGAGTACCTTGCTGGTGCCGCAAAACTCAAACAGCGCGGGGTGATCTTGGAGATCGCGCCGAGCGGTGGCGACTTGAACAGCGCCAGCCAGGTCAAGGTCACGACTGAGAAGTTTGGTGATGCCGTCGGCAACGACAGCAAGTTCGAGAAGTACGACGACAAGTGCACGTCGCGCGTGCGCATGGCGTTCCGGTTGCCGCCGTTGTTGATTGGGTTGAGCGACGACTACAACTACGCGTCATCGCAGACCGCGTATATGGTCGCCGAAGAACAGGTGTTCAGCGTCGAGCGCAACAAGTTCGACGAGATCATCAACAGTACGATCATGAAAGAGCTGGACCCGGACGGCACGTATCGGTACAAGAGCAAGCCGATGACCGCCAAGTTCTTGGACGAGCAAATCAAGGCCCTGGCCACACCCAACTTGAAGGCGACGGGCGAGAGCCTGATCGAAGCCGTCAACGACATCGCGGGCATGAAGCTGGTGTATGACCCGAATGCCGTGGTCGCGCCGCCGGGTGGCGCACCCTCCCCCAATCAAAAGGGGAGCGAAGGCAAGAACATGGCCGGAAGCGGCGCTGGTGCCGGTGGCGCGGCGACCGGTGCTGGCGGTGGCAGCGGTCAGAGTCCGGGATTCGGCGGCGGCAACGTCGCCAAAGGCGAATGGCCGAATTCGATGAAGGTACAGGTCACGCGCTCCGGCAACATCAAGAAGCTGGACCATCACCTACTCACGGATTTGGCCAATGACATCGCCGATCATCGTACGGGTGCCCGCACATTCCTGAAGTCGCACGTCGAGAACATGGAGGCGCTGATCCAATCGTTTACGCCCGCGCTCAAGCTGCTGTTCGAGGACAACGTCGCCCAGCGCATCGCGAAGTTCACGAACGACCCCGAGGGCTCGCGGGAGCTGTTGGATTGCGCCAACGCCAGCTTCAAGTTGGCTAAGGCCACTCCCTCCAGTTCCACGGCATTGCCAGGACCCAGCAGTGCGATCCCTGTACGTAAGTCGCGATCTTCTTAACCCGGAGCCGCTGATCGCGTGGGCGAAGCTGCAAGGCTTCAAAACCTGTCTTCAGCCGTCGGAGATGCACGTGACCATCGTGTTCTCGAAGGGCGCGTTCGACGAGACCCAGGTCAAGCCCGATGAGAATGCAATTAATTGCAGAGGCGGCTTGCGGTACGTGGCGGCGTTCGGTCGCGAGGTCAAGGATACTGCGGTCCTCGGATTTGAATGCGCGGAGCTGAGTGAGGACAACGCCATGTACCGGGCCGCTGGCGCGACCTCCGACTTCCCCGACTACCGCCCCCACGTCACCATCACATTAAATATTCCGCCGGGGCTTGTGGTCGAAGATTTGAAACCGTACGCTGGTGATCTACGTTTCGGCCCCGAGATTTGGGCCGACATCAAAGAAGACGGGAACAAGGGCAAAGTTGAGAAGGAAGAAGCCGGTGACGACGTTGGTGGCGGGCTGGGATCGACAAACCGTTCCCTCCAAAAAACCCGCAGTCATTCGCAGCAGTTACTCGCGGCGAAAGCCGACCTCACGCACGACGACCTCAAAACCAACGGCGGGTTGCTGAACGCGGAGCAGGCGGGGGAGACCGGCGAAGTCCGCAGGCGCAAGCGCCGGGGGTTGATCGAGTGGATACGGAGGCGCTGATGTGGACCTGGCTCAAAATCATTGGCTTCACGGTGTTTGCCATAATCCTGGTCGGGATCTTGGGGCCATTCCTCATATTCTGGTACGAATTGGTTAAGAATTGCGGGTGCTAGTTGACAAACGCAAGTTGAAGTGTGACGCTAGTCCGATGGAGGTAACTGCCATGGGCACTAGAGAGTCTGATGCGACGGTGATGTTGGCGTATACCCTGCTTTACTCGGTTGCGGCTGCGCTCGCGATTGTCGCGTGGCTGCTTTATCACGCGGGAGCTGAGACATGGTTGGTGTTGGCGAAACTGTTTTTGTTCGTATTCCTAGTATGGCTGCTTGTGGTTTCACGGACGTCGCGGGCACGGTGGCCGCTGTATTACCGGGCGACACCGTCAATGTCGTTGACGGAGATGGTCAGGTATTCGCGCTCGCGCAGACGCGCGTAAATTACAGCAGGCGTCGGGGTTGGTGCGTTCGTGCGCGCGATGCCGACCGTCGAAAGGCGGAGTTCGGGTACGTCGAAGTAGGGAGTGACGAGTGGACGTTCAATCTCCAGTGCCCGCCCAAGTCGTAGCCGCGCGCCGCGTCGGCCAGATCCTCGGCGGCTTCACGCAGGGCGTGGGGTTGGCGATGATGTTCGTGTTCTACGGCCCGCTGATCACGGGTGCGGTGATGGTGCTGATGCTATCGTGCTGGTTCATCGTCACCCGGCACGCGGTCGAAAGCCACCGACAGGAGCCGAAATGCGAGTAGTTGCAGGGATTATGCTGGTGCTGTTGATTGCCCTGGTGTGGGCCATACACCGACTTCGTACCAACATCAAACACAGGCCCGAAAGATGAAATTAATTGCACTGTTATTGCTGACGGCGCTGTCGATGACGGCGTCGGCCGTCGAGTCGATGGCCGGAAACGTGATCATCGGCATCACCGAGTTCAACAGCGTCGGTCAGGGGACAATCACCATCGCGTGGTCACCGATTACCCCGGCCCCGCAAAACTATCTCGTGTATCTCAGCGAACCCGGGTACGTGAGCATGTACGAGTACACGGAGCTGCCGGGCACGCAAACGCGATGGACCGTGAACTGGACGGTGCCACTCGGCAAAACCCTATGTTTTACGGTAGCCGGTAAGACGTGGGGCGTGGTCGGCGAGCGCGCGGTTCCCGTCTGCCTCAAGATCGTGGCGAGCACTACATGAGCGAGAACGTGATCGGTGGCAGAATTCTCGACAGCTACCACAACGACGTCACGCCGATTGTCGAGGCCCGGGAGCCCGCGCGACGTGCGCGCAAGATCATCAGACGTCGTCGGTATCAGCGCCACCAAGCGCGGCTCGGATTCTATCGGCCACGGTTTTCGCACGCCGTGCTATATGGGCCTATGCCGGATTTTACGGAAGTTACGGAATTCGAATGATCAGCGCACCCCGAAGCCTGGGCGCGGGCAAGATCAAACGCATTCACGTCAATAAGCACGTGATCGCAAAGAACTTGAAGCACGGCACGGATTTGCCAGCGATCAGCATTCAACACACTGGTGGCCCGACACCCGCGCGCGTAGTCGCGATTCATGGCCCCAGTCTTATGCGTAGCGACAAGCCCCTGAAATGCGGAGCCCGGGTCTACATCGAAACGACTGCCGAAATCACGTACGAGTAGATTGGATGTGAGAACTTCAATGGATGAAGTTAATTGCAATCCTGCTGTTGGCGTCAGCGCCCGCGTTCTCGAACACCCTGCTTCAGGATACTGCGATCATCGCGTTGCGCGCGGCGCATGATAGCGCGACCGGGACCGTGGTCGAGCACGGGGGCATGCTCATCAAATCCGGCGACGACTACCGCTTCGTCGAACCCGCGCAAGGCGATGAGACTGGAATTCGCGTCGTAGACTTCAGCCAGTTGAAGGCTGGCGAACAACTCATCGGCACCTACCACACGCACTTGTGCATGGCCCACTACTACCACGGGCTTTTTTCGAAGCAAGATGTCATCGCCGCGTACCTTACCGGCGTCCCCGAGTTCATGCTCGATGAGTGCACGGGCGAAGTCCACGAATTCAATAGCCGCGTCGATCACGTGTGGGAGACGGGCGTGCCCTCGCATATCTTCGGCAAGGACTGCGAGAAGGTCGATATCCTGCTGCCAGTGGGCAGGGTCGTCGGCAACATCGGCGAGACCGAGGTCCTACGCGAAGCCGTGTACATCGACCCCTGTAAAAAAGATCCACCCGCTGCTTGACAAACGCTAGCTAGTCGGTTACCGTTTGCGCATGGAGATCGCGGGACACCCTTTTGATCGCTACCACGCCCACGAATGGCAGGGGCAGCCGGGACCCGCGTACATCGAATACCTGGGCCTTGGCCATCCCGGCTACCGCCCTGAAACCCTGGAAAAACAGAGGAAACGCCATGAGCGCCGACGTCATAAATCTGCATCAGCGGCTGTGGGACAAAGGTCGTAGCGGCGAATTGCCGATTGACACGCAAATCCATTTGCTGGAAGCTGCGTTCCGCAGACACCGCGAACGCCAGCGCGAGGACGTGGTGGCATTGAATTTGGACAGCTACTGGGAGACAGTGCCTCGGCATGACATCGGATGACTAGGGAGGCGTTATTCGGACTCGGGGTGCTGCTGGGAGTGGCAGTCGGGGGTCTGTTAGCGTTTTTACTGGCGATGTGGTTGGCGAATGCCTACTACGAAGACCCGATGCCCACGCATCACTATTACCCCGAATGTTACCAACTCAGGAGATGAGATGAAAACCAAGCGCGAAATCGCGACGGTCGTGACCTTTACCATCTTGACGTGGCCGGTGATCGTCATCGGTTTCGCGAGCGCGTTCGTGGCACACGCCTGGTGCGTGGGCGTCGAAGCCTACAAAGCGTGTTGGGGGGAGCCGACGTGAGCAAGGAAATCCGCAACGTCATCTCTGAGATCAACGACGTGCGCGTCTGCATCGCGCTCTATGCCATCGTCGATAAGCTGTGGCCAGAGCCCAAGGTCGAGGGTGCGAAATTCAAGGACGATCCCAGCACCCCGATTTGGGCACGGCTGAACTTACTCAGCCATCGGTTTCCCTACGACAGCAGCGTCGCGCAGATGCTGGTGATGGCCAGCACCATCGTAAAGCACGCGCCCGGTGGTGAGGGTCCGGTGAAGCGGCCGTTGCCCATGGGGTATTGGGGAAGGCGCATGTCAATGGCCCGAGACCTGGTGTCAAAGCTGCGTGCTGTCAACTTCGCGGAGTTGGCGAACGACGCCGAAGCGCAGTTCGAGCGCCGCGACATCGAGTTGGCCGATTTACGCTCGAAGTTGAGCGAAGCCCGTCAGACAGCCGACGACCTCGAACGTACTGTAGATGACTTACGCCGGGGCGCGAAGTTGGACCCGAAGTTCAAGGAGCTGTTGACGGAGAACGACAACTTGAACCGGAAAATAAAAGACTTGCAGGCGTTCATCGACAACAGTCAGGCTTCCCTCGAATCGGCGCACCGGGCCAGGGACACTGCCCTCGACGAAGCCGCTGATACACGCCGGTCTCTCGCCAACGTCGTCGAGGCCAATGCCCACGTCAACCGCATGCTGGAGACGATTAAGGCGTCGCGTCCAGCCACGCCCACGCATATCTGCGTTCTCTGTCACGCGGGGTGGATCGAGTTGCCGGACGCTCGCGGGTGGACGCTATGGAGCACGACCTGTGGCCCCTGCTGCGACAACCCGCCAAAAGATTTGTGGGAACGCGTGATCAAACCAATTCGAGCATCAGAGAGGATTTGAAAATGGATTATCTCAAGAACTTGATCGTGGGCGAAGACGGCCAGATCCAGAACCAACACCAGATCCAAGTGCAGACACAGACGAATACTGTGCAGGCACCGGAGATCGACCCCGGCCAAGGGGTGGCCGCGATCACGTTGCTGGCCGGGGGCCTAGCCGTGATTCTGGGCCGCAAACGCAAGCGTGCTTGACATACGCAAACTCGCGGCGACCGTCCTCAAAGTCTCACGCGAGATGGGGGGCGACCGCATTGAGACCAAAAATCAACTTGAACTTGCTGCCGGTCTCTTGCTAGAGTTGGCGGGCGACCCCAAACCTGCCGAGAGGCTGCCGGTTTCAGCTTCGCCTACGAAGGCCACGACAGAGGCTGTTAACTCGGCAGGTGCGGGGCCGCGACTTATTCTGAGTCTTGACGAGACCCCGCTGGCGCTGCGCGAGGGCGCGCGCTACGTGATTCGTGAAGAAGCGATTGACGATACCGACTACACCCGCCCCGACCTGGAGTAAATTGTGAAGCGATTGATATTAATTGCAGCGCTCGCGCTGTGTTCGACCAGCGCATTCGCCTGGGACTGTTCGATTTGGACCTCGAACGTACCCGGCATGGAGTGCTACAAACCCCCGACCGATCCCGGAGCCAGTGCCAATGCCAACGCGACCTCGAACCAAAGCCAAGGCCAAACTCAGGGTCAAGGACAAGCGCAGATTGCTAAAGGCGGCAACGCGACTTCTGCGGCGACCGGGGGCACAGCTACCGCAGGCGGTGGTGCTGTTACTGGGTCTGGAAATTCGACGACCACCAACACCAATACTGCGCAAGGGGGAACAGGTGGTGCTGGTGGGAATTCTCACCAAGGGCAAAACCAGAGTGCGACTGCGAGCAATACAGGCAACAGTCAAATCAGTTCTAGTTACGTCGCCGGAAGCGCACCGGGAGTGGTGCTCCCCAACCAGCTCATCCTCGGCTGCGGTAGTGCGGGCTCTGCGGGAGGCTCGAATGTACATGGTGCAGTAGCCATGGGATTTGGGTGGACGACCAAAGACTGCTACGACTACATCGACGCCCAAGCCAATTTGGCAGTCGGCGACTACCAGACTGCTTGCGAGATCCTGCACTCAAATCCCGCCACCGAGCGCGCGCGGAGGCGCGGAGCGAAGATCGCAGACTGCGCGTTACTCGTCCAACGCGTGGAATACGTTGACCAATGCGGACCCCAGTGCAACGCCGAAGTCCTGTTGAGAATCGAGCACGCGATAGCCGAGTACATTGAGACGCATCCGACCCCCGAGTGCCCGAAACCCAAACCCCATCACTCACACGTAACGTGCAAAATGCAGCCGGTTATTAACGTGCCCCCGGCAACCGTCGTGCAGCCGTCGAAGATTGATGTGGACGTCAACGTCAAACAAGACCGCCGCACGCCGGGCCTCGACGCGCCGCCGCCGCGATGACGCGCATGATTGAGATAGGGGTGACGGTTGCCCTCAGCCTGGGCTTTGCCATTGCCATGTGGCGGCACGATTACGGCGTCGCGACGTTGTGTGGGTTCGGGCTCGTGATACTGGCGTTCCTGGTGTGATTAATCCCGTATGGCAGCGGAGATTCGAGCGGTTTCATGCCGCCAATCCCCAGGTCTATGAGGCGTTCGTCGAGGCCGCGCGCACGCTCAAGGCGCGGGGCTACGTCAGATACTCATCAGTTACCATATTCTGTAAAATACGATATGACCGTGACGTTTCGACAGACGGGCATCGCTACAAACTCAATCAGAACTTCCAGCCGTCTTACGCGCGCCTGGCAATGGTCAGGGAAGCCGACCTCAAAGACTTTTTCCCGACACGTGAAAGACTTGACAAACGCTAACTGATGTCGTAGCCTTGGGTTGAAGTTAATTGCATGGAGACGGGCGATGATTCTCGAAGGCATTACACGACACGGGAAAAACCGGGTCCGGGAACAGGGCGCGGAATGGCGCGTTATCCAGATCGCGGTCGGTGTCCAGTTCAGTGCCGAGCGCGGACCCTGGTTCCTCCTGCAATCTGTCAAATCCCCGCAGCACATGCGCTGGGTTCACGATAAACACGACGAGCACTTCCGCATCGTCAAACGCGAGGCCGCATGAACAAGTCACTCATGGATCAGTTGGCGGCGTTGACCGCTGCCCAGCAGTTTGAATACCGGATGGCGCGCGAGAGTGGTGCCAGTGTCGCGGCGGCGATTGAAGCCGCGCTCAAGTCCTCACGCACCCAGGATCGGGCATGCGCAAGCGCTGCATAAAGTGCGGGGCCATGATCCGGGATTACGGCAGGTGCCCGGCATGCGCCGCCGCCCGCCAAGACGCTGATCGACGCGCACGTGGTGCCGAGACCGCGACGGAGCGCAGTCAGTGGCTGCACGAGCGCCTACGCGACCCCACGCACCCGCAACAGGAGCTGTCACTATGAAAGAAAAAACCCCCGAGGAAATCGTTGGTGCCGCCATCAACAAGGCGGCGGGCAAGAATTTGCTGGACACCCCTCTGCCTCCGGGATTGGAAGAAGCCATTGACGATGCCGTTGCCAAAGTTGAATCCCTTGGCGGCGGTTTCACCAAGATCACGATGCCCGCGACCGCCGGGCACCTGGTGAAGGTCGGCGACGGTCCCGTGAAGTTCCCGTTGATCGTGTTCTATGACAGCCAGAGCCACGGCAAGCGCAGGTACTGGCAGAAGGTGGACCTCGCGACGCTGAAGCCGGTGTGGGTCTACGACATCGCCGACGCCCTGAGATTTGAGAATGTGGAGCACGCGCTTACCGCTGCCGCGCTCGCTGGCAAGAACCGATACGCGGCCAAAGTCCGAAGCCTGGAGAGTCTGACATGACCCTCAACTTACCGACGCCCGTCATCCATACGTCGTTCGAGAACCCGCCGATCCCCATACGCTGCATGGACTGGAGCGCGGTCACCGACAACTACGACTGCGATTGCGACGAACACGGATATTTCAGCACGCACCCGGTCGGGCGCGGCGCCACGGAGCAGGAAGCAATTTTCGATTTGATCGAGCAACTGGAGAACCCATGAAAGAGCCGGTGGCACCGACGATTGAGAAGGCGCAGACGGGTAATTGCAAGCCCCACGACCTCTACCGGCATCCGGCGTACGGCACGGTCACGCTCACGCATCCGACTGGCGGCAACAGCAAGATGTTCGGCAGCGAAGTCGGGCACATGGGCACGGTCAGGATCGAGATCAAACACGCGGAGCTGCATCGCGACCTCAGCCGCGACTGGATTCATGGGCATCAGCCGATACTGTGCTTCGAGATGACGCATTCGCAGTTCGCGGCGTTCATCACGGGCGTGGGCAAAGGCGAAGGCACCCCCGTCACCCTCAAGTACGCGGCGTCCGGCCACGCCGAGGAAATTCCGCAGATCGCGTGGAAGGCCAATACCCAGGACCTGTTCCGCGCCGAGATCAAGGCGATGGCCGGGGACTCGCTTGACGAGATCAATAAAGGCATTGCCCAGCTCAAGGAAATGGTTGAGACCAACACCATCACCAAGACGCGGCTGAAGGCGATTGTGCACGACATGGAGATCCGGGCACAGAACGCGCCCAGCAACATGGCGTTCGTCGTCAAGAGCGCGGAGGAGGCGTTGGAGAAGGCGACGGACCACGCCAAGATCGAAGTCGAGGCGTTCATCGACGTCCGCACCAAGGCACTGGGGCTGCAGAGCCTGGAACAGCTCGTTCAGATCGAAAGCCCGAAACTTGAGATGCGCGAAGGCCCGGAGGAACAGTGAGCACCAACCACACCCAATTCCAGATGCTGGTGAAGGAAAACGCACAGCTCCGCGAGAAGATTGCGCGGCTGGAAAAAGAGCGCGATGCCTACGGCACAGACCTGGCGTTGGCCGAATCCCGACTCGAAGCCGCTGGCGTGGGCCTGGAGCTGGTTGACTTGATTCAAAGGATAGTTGACAAACGCTAAATAGCTGGTAAGGTGCGCGACATGGAAGACTTAGAGCGATGGACAAATTACGCGGCGATTGCAATTGGTTGCATTTGCCTGTGGATGATGATGTCGAACATGGGTGTTCAGTGACCCGGAGTTGCCGCAACTGCATACACTCGACCCATAACGGCGACATGCTCTATTGTCTGGTCGCCAATTCCCCGGCACATTTGAATCAAGCGCACGGGGTGTGCGCCCGGGTCTCCCACAGCTTGAAGGAAAATATGGAATGGGCCGCTCGCTGCCGCGTGCTCGCGGACATGTGCGATCACTACGTGGAGGAAGTCTATGTCGAAGAAGGAAAAGCGGGCGCAACGGGCTCGGGTCAAGGCCAAGACCAACCGCATCATGCGCAACCCCCTGGGCGCGCAACGACTACAGGTCGAGTCAGTGGTGCGCAAACTCAACAAAGTCGAGGCCCTCAGAGCATTGCGCAGGCAACTGCTGAAGCAGGCCCGCGTTACACGCGCAGCGCCGTCGAATGTCCAACTTGCGGGGACGATACCTGTGACGGAAGCCACGCCGACCTCCGATAAGCTAATGACCGGCGAATCCCGGGAAACGCAGTGCACACATTCCCGCAACATTAACGGCGGCTGTGACGTTCCCGGTTGCCCGGAGCCCGCCTGCTTATGAAGCATCGGGGTATGACCGTGACGATGCTACCCGAGATCCTGCGCGCCTCTAACATGGGCTTGAGCCCAAACGGGGTCGGCGCCATACGCGTGGGCGCGGACATCGGCGTCGTCGTCGAGCTGAATGCGGCGCAGCGCGCGGCCGAGGAAAAGCGTCAGCGGAAACTAGCCAAGAGGGCAGGACGATGAATTGGATCGAACACGCAATTATCTGGGTGCCCGCGATATCAGCGGGAGCCTGGGTCTGGTGGTATCTGCGACCGCGACCTCCCGCAGCGCCGAAGATCCCCGAATTCAAGGCTCCGCCACTCACCGAGCCCGCGTGCCCGGACTGCGGCAGCGAGCGCTTTTTTCGGGGGCCGTGTGGCGGCATGAGCGTGAACCTGAAGTGCGTGGGCTGCGGTCACTTCTGGAACTGGATGGGGCCGTTGGGCTTCGAGCACATTGACAGCAAAGACCAGTATTTTGACCACGGCCGCGCGTATCGGTTGTTCGAGCTATAGCCGTGTGGATGGTGAACTATCAATGCCTACCATGAAAGACCTCAAAGACCTGTGGGTTCCGCGCAAGTACCAGAAGACCGGCATCCACCGATACTGCTCGCCGGGCTGCGGCGGTGATTGCACAGACGCCGCTCATCGCCTAGCCCGCCGCAACGCCAATCGCCTATGCGATGACCTAGGCCAGGGCTGGGAACCGCGCGTGTGGGAAAACTTGGGCTGGCATTACTCGGCGCTCAAAGGCCAGTGTCAGGTCTACGAGTACTACAGCGTCACCGGCAAACGCGCGGGCCACGCCGACCTCAGTGTCGAGGGCGTGCGCCAGTTCATTGCCGAGTGGTCAGGAGATCCTAAGAAGGGTGTGCGCAAGGTCGGGGAATTCGCGTTGACCGCTGCCCGTGTTTTGAACACGGCCATCGCCGAGGTCCTGTGGTCATGAGCGAAGACCTGGATTACGACCAGCTCATCAGCGACTGCGAAAAGCGCGAGTCGAAGATGAGTGATTGGGAGCGCGAGTTCATCGACAGCGTCGCCACTAGACTTCGGCGCGGCGATAGCCTTACTATCCGGCAATGCCAAATCATCGAACAAATCTGGGAGAAGATCACTTGAACCTACGCCAGGACCCACCGAAGCCCACGGGATCAAATACCTGGTACGCCCGCGCCAAGCGCGAGCAGCAGCGCCGCGAAGCCATTCCGCTGCCGACGAAACCGTATAAGCCCGCGCGGACGCCGGACGATTACTGATGCTGTGGTTGGCGGTGTTGGTCCGAGGACTCGCGCGAACCCGCGCCAGCCGCTGCCGATACCTGGACTTCGACCTCAAGCGCGTCGGCGAATCCTGGCAGCCAGCGGCGATGTGCATTCTCAGAAGCGGCCACGACGGAGGTCATGTGTATGAGTATTGAAACCACGTGTCCGGTTTGCGGGCACAGCAGCACCGGCGTCGTGGTCATCGCGCGCCTGGAGATGAAAGAGGCCACGGATTGGGCGTTGTGCGCGGCGCATCTGGAGATGTACGATCAAGGCTTTGTGGCGTTGGTCGAGGCCAAGGACACGAGCACGAAATCGGCCGACGGCACGCTCAAGCCCCAGGACGCGGTGAGGACCGGGCGCATTTGCCACGTCAAGCAAGACACGCTCATCTACCTCTTTGGCATGAAGTACGATCCCCGGATTCCGCTGATCTTCGTCGTGCCCGGGGTCATCGACAACATCAACCGCATGGTCGCCGAGAACATGGCGAGGAAGCCAAAATGACGATTGCGGAGTTACGAGCCGCTTTATTGCGCTATGGCAGACACGAACAGTTCTGCAAAGCCTGGCACGAGAACCGTGGACACGGTACGAGATGGACTGTCGATGAAGACTGCGACTGTGGTTTAACGAAAGCCTGTTCTCAATCCGATGTAGAGTCCGAGCGCAGGATCAGAACATGGCTAACGACCAGAGGGCCGTGGCGCGCGGAAGGACAATTCGTGATCCGGGCAGACGGCACGAGTGTGTGTCGGGTGAACGGCATGGAGAGCGATGCGGCGCTAATCGCGGAAGCGGTCAACGCCAAGCACCCACCTGCCAGCGGGGAAGTGAAATGAGCGAAGAAGTCAGCATCGGGTATTGGGGTTCCAATTTTGAGAAAGGTCTGCCAATGCCGGTGGCTGGAACGCCTCGCGTGGATCAAGCAAAGGTAATAGACCGCTTGAAAGTTGCAATGAAGACTGGCCATCTTGTTAGTTATCGTGGCTGGTCGAATTGTCGCTTATGCGGGAAACAGAATGGCAGCAGGGAGTTGGAGATTATTAGAGGATCAACCAAGTATCGAATTCCAGAAGGATACGTCCATTACCTAGAAGATCACGGTGTTGGATATGCCGATGACCTATTGTCCGCGCTACGTTCAATGAACAGCGGAGAGGTTGATGTTCAAAAGACTTAAACGCATCGAAGCGCTTCTATCAGAGATGGTCGAGATGGAGCGCCGGGTCGAGGAAATTGTGCAGCGACGCGAGATTAGATATGCACTCTGGGATGCACGAGATGCGATTCCATGGAAGTGTCAGGCACCAGATTGCGCGATATCGTGGCCACATTCGCACACGATAGCCATGTTGCCGCCTGCATCTACTCCCAGCGGGGAAGTGAAAAATCATGTTTGAATCCCATATGCAGCCGAGTAGCAATGCGGATCGTGCCCGCATTCAAGAACTTATGGCGGCGCTGCGCAAAATACGCGCATTGCCGACATACAGCATCTCCCAAGGGATTTGCATCGACGCATCGCCGGATCGCTTGCTTAAAGCCGATGCGGTCTATCGAATCATTGACGACGCAATCGGCAGCGGAGGAACTAAGCGTGAGTAGCGGGTACAGCGAAATAAACTGCAATTGTTGCCACATTGTGCTGGGCTGGTCGAGATGGTCGAGAGGGATGCTCCCGCACATGCTGTGCGAAACCTGTTATCAAATGACGGTTGTCGAGGACGACTCACAATCCAGCGGAGGCGAGAAGCCGTGATTTGTCAGTACTGTAAAGAGGACTATGAAGATCGGCCGTCTGCAGCCAAGCTGCATAACAAGGCGTCTTGGTCATTGGTTATGCCGGATTGCATCAGATTCCCTTGCACGTGTCTCCCACATCAGGGGCCTTTCCATGTTGAGAGTTGCCCAAGACGGACTTATTGGGATCGTGAGCTGAATCGTAGTTTAGGAGGCGATGGGCATGGATGAAATCTGCATCACATGCCGGTATCCAAAGAGCCAGCACAGGGCTATGGGGACGCCGCTTAGGTTCTGGTGTCCGCCACGACAGACAGAATTCTCGCCGTGTCAGCATAAGAACCGACAAGGGTGGGGCTCGTTCTGTAGCGACGGCACGAGCGATGGTCGTTCTACCTGCCTAGATTGCGGCCATGTAATCGAATGGAAGCCCACGTGAATCTGCCCGATGACCTCGTCGAGCGCCTGTATCGGCACCTGAGTGCTTGGGGTAATCCAGATGCCTATCGCGGGCCGAGGACCGGCGGCGTGCTTCAAGGGTGTCCGCGTGGGGCTCCGCCTACGCCAGCGAGAATGGCAGCGATTCACAGACTCATGGCCAAACAACTTCGAGACGCAATGGACGACGCCACATGAAGCGATTACGTAGATGGCTGTTTCGATGGTGCTTGCGTCACGAGACGGTGTCGGAGTGGGTGGACGATGTCCTCATCCCCGAGATCCGTCGCGCGCACTCATTCAAGACCGAATCCACGGGTGGCGCGAATCCGATCACCGGTGGCATGTGAACGACGACAACGACGGCCGCGCGTGGCTCGTGTTCTTCATTTACGTGCTGGTGGTGGCGACGATCATCGCCGTCGGCTCGTTGCTGTCAAAGTCTCCTACCGGTGGCATGTGAAATATGAACGCCGGGTCATTACCTACTTCTTGAGTGAAGTGTGGGCGTGGTGGGGTTAGGCTAGTCCAGCCAGCCACGATAAAATTAGCCCGGTGTGATTATCCCCGCAGATCGCCGACAGGCAGCGGTTCTGTACTTCCACCGGGAGACCCGCAAGTGTTAGACTCCGGCCTTCCTCACCAGGAGATCGACCATGAAAAATTTGTTAGTCAAAGCGTTTGTTGCGGCCAGCTTGCTGGTGTTCGCGGGCGCGACCTTTGCGCAAGCCGCTCCCGCACTCCAAGGCACCGTCACCTTAACCGCAGTCCCGACTTCGGCCAAGGGCAGCGTCGCCGCAGTCCTGACGTGGTCAACGACGCCCAACGCCAACGGCGTCGCCGCGTCGAGCTGCACCGCGAGCAACGGCTGGACCGGGACCCTCGCGACTTCCGGTACACAGACCGAGCCCGTGACCACGGTCACGACCACGTACTCGATCACCTGCACCTGGAACGACTTGACAGCGGCCATGGTCTGGGTCAATCCGACCAAAGACAGCTCTGGGGCGACGTTGACGGATTTGACGGGTAACAACGTCTACACGGCGACGTCGGCCACCGGACCCTGGACATTGGCCAAGGCCCTGACGCCAGCCGTTACCAGCTACCTGTTGACGGGATTGCCGGTCGGCACGAACTACGTCGAGGTCACGGCAGTGTCCGCGTCAGAGGGCGAGGGTTCGGCTTCGAACGTCGGCAGCAAAGTCAATGGTCCGGCGACGGCCTCGACCACGACCGTGGTCACGGTGATTGCAGTTCCCTTGGGTCCGAGCACCTTAGTCATCAAATGAAGATTGGACACCGCGCCTTCCTCGACATCGAGCATGCGACAGCGCAGCCGGTGGTCGAGGCTTGGCGCAAGTACTTTTTGGGGATCGAGCACAACCTCAAGCGTGCAATTAATGTCAAAAATTGGACATTAGCCGGGTCCATTGTCGATTCCATCAACACCGAGCACCTGGTCCTGGACCACGCCAAGCGCACGAACTTGTTGGCGACCGCCGCGCTGTTGCTCGGCGTCTCGCGGGTGCGCGAGATCCGCGACTATCGGCTCAGCCCCGACAACGTCAGATCCGTGGGTAACGGCGTCACACAGTGGGGCTTTGTCGTGGGCCGGAACCTGGCGGCGACCGTGCGCAAGCGCCTACACGTCAAGATCGCGGCCATTGAACACGGGGTCAGGCAGAAGCCGCAGATCATCAAAGACGAGATCGAGCAAGAGCTGCAAACCGAGTCCCCCGAGATTTGGATGGAGGTCGAGGACCTGATGGAAGACGCCACGGAGTTCGGGGTGTCGATGTCCACGCTCGCCGCGAGCCTACTGACATCCCGGCTCTCGAACTACGGCGCGTTGAGCACGATGTACAGTGCAGGCGCCGAGCGCTACATGATCAGTGCGATCCTCGACGACAACACCTGCGACGTATGCGAGGCCCTAGATGGTCAAATATTCCCGGTCGCCGACGGCGTCCGCCAAGCCACCGCCGTCATGGATGCCGAGGACCCAGACAGTCTCGCCGACATCGCGCCTTGGCCGGATCAAGACGAGGACAGTGTCAATTCTATACAGGACGCCGATGCTCAGGACCTGGTTGACGCTGGCCTACAACTGCCGCCGTACCATCCTTTTTGCCGGTGTATTACAGTGGATGTGGATGACGAAGAAGTGGCCGACGACAGCGCGAGTGCCGATTCCGCCACCGAAGAAGCGGAGACCGATGCCCCCGACTTAAGCGCGTCGGTGCTTGCGACGCTTTTGGGGTTTGCGACGGGGATCGGGGTCGGGGTAGCGCTCGGCGGCGGTGACCAGGAGCTGGAAGCTGCCGTAGATCAGGGCGAAGACCAGGATGCCTACGACGAGGGTGAACCGGCCCAGCAACCCAAGAAGCGCAAGAAGCCGGTCGATCACACTCTGTAGTAACATAACGCATCCCTTTGACAAACGCTAACTGGAGAGGTACGCTACAGCATAGTAGACCTTTCAACTGAGGAGTGTGTCATGAAATTGCGACAACTGTTGATACCGATTGGGATGGTGGTGATGATGATCGTGGCCACGGGTCCGGCGCGCGCCGCAGGGCCGCTGGCAGATGCCCTCGACGACTACGACTTCGCCAAGAAGGTGCTGGTGTCTCACGTCAATCTCAGGGACCGCGCGTGGACGTCGAACGTCAACGCCATGGACCGAGCCGAGTTCTGTAGCGCCTACCACCGCGTGATCCGTGCGTTCTTCAACATGCGCGACAGCGACGGCTACACGGCGTGGTTGAGCAAGACCCTGGGCTCAGCTTTCGACCTGGACTACGTCAATCAAGGCAGTGTCGAAGTTTACATATGCCATAGTTCAGGCGGCTATTGACAGGATGTTTGACAAACGCTAAACTGAAGCCGAATCGAAACAGCATGGAGACGAAAATGAATGTAGCGAAAGAGATCCTGGCCCAGCTCGGCGGCAACAAGTTTTGCGCGATGACCGGGGCCAAGCAGTTTGTGGGCACGGCCAACGAGCTGCGGTTCAAGTTACCGGGAGGCGGTGGTTTCGCGACCTCCGGCATCAACTACGTCGTCGTGCGCCTGGAAGCCAGCGACACCTACACCGTCGAGTTCTACCGCGTGCGCGCGATGAAGATGACTTTAGTCAGCAAACACCAGGACGTTTACAACGACGCGCTCCAGAGCGTGTTCACGATGGCCACGGGCCTGTACACGAACCTGGGGAAGATTGTGATCAATGGAGGCCAGTTATCGGCTTGATGAGGAGATTGAGATGAGTAGCAGCAGATGGTTTTGCGGTTGGTTCGTGTATCGGGTAGGCAAGAACTACTACGCGACCAAGGCCGGGGCCAGCAGATTGACAGCATCCAGCAACTTCGGAATACGTCGGCAGATCGTTGCCCGGCGTCGGGAGGAATGCCTTGCCTAACAACACCTTCAAGGGCTGGGAGGTCGTGTATAACGGCTTCGCGCCGATCACCGGTCGCTACAAAGCCCGACGCCACGGCGTGACGATGTGCGCGGGTACTCGCGCGGGCCTGGAGTCGATGATCACCAAGCGCAACCAAGACGAGCGCGAACGCCTTCACCTAGAAGCCGGACACCGACCATGAAAATCGTCATCTATCACGGCATCGAATGGGGCAGCCTCGTCGAGCGCGGCTGGGTCACTCACGAAGTCAGCGAGCCCTTCAACGGCGTTCGCATGGCCACCATGGTCTATGTGCCTCGTGGCTATTGGCGGATGTGAAAGTCGTGAAATTAATTGCACTTCTGGCCGTAGTCTTGGTGTCCGTATCACATGCTGGCGTCCAGCAACCGGCAACCGATCCCGTCGTGTGCCTGGCGCGGAACATCTACTTCGAGGCGCAGGGCGAGGGCTACGAAGGCCGAGTCGCCGTCGCCCAGGTCACGATCAACCGCGCCATCACCATCGACCGCGTCTGCGATACCGTGTACTTCAAGAAGGTCAACGGCGCGGGTCACAAGGTCGCTGCGTTTTCATGGACCCTGGGCGCAGCCTGGCGCGCACGCGGGCCGATCAACGCCCGCGTCATGGATCAGTGTCAGGCCATTGCCCGCGCCGTGCTGGCGGGCGATATACGCGGGCATCTGGCGAACAACGTCACCTACTACCACACTCTAGGTTGCAACCCAGGGTGGCACCACCACTTCGTCTGCCGCATCGGCAACCACCTGTTTTACTCGGGGTGACATAATCCTGGGCACGATCAAAACTGTGAACTAGGTTTGACAAACGCTAATTGACTGTGGCATAGTAGAGCCGTGGTCAGAAACAGCATGGAGATGGAAATGAAGAACTGGGAAATTGAGATCATCAAGCACGGTGCCCGCTACTGGGGCTTCGTGGTTCGGAACCCAGAAGGCGGCAGCTACGGCAGCCACCGGCAGTCGATGATCGCTGCTAGGACTGAAGCCTTCCGCAGCGTTCCCCACGGCGCGAACTTTTCGCTCGTGATCAACGGCAAGACCATGGTGTCAGCCAGTCAGGAGTCAGCGTCATGAGCGCCGAAGTCCTGGTGTTTCGGTTTCCTGCCTACGCCTGCGCCTTGAGCCTCGCGTATGCGCTGTGGACCGTCGTCAAGTGTCTTGTGTTTTAAGCATGGAGATGAAAATGGAAAGACAATCATTTGCAGAGGCCGTGGCCGCGTTTTTGGCCTACGCCAGCAACGACTACCACGTGCAGTGGAAAGGTCACAACGCCAGCTTCGAGGTCGTCGTCGAGAAGGCCGGACGCCGGTACACTCGCGTGATCCACCAGGAGCGGGACGCCAACGGCAAAGCCTGCCATCGCGGTTCCCACAGCTTTATCGTGATGGAGGACTACTTGACTCCCCAGGGCCTCAGCCTCAAGCAGGGCGACGTCCTCAAGTGTGCGAGCTGGAAGGCACCGGCCATGAATTTCGTGCGCTGCAACGTCTTCAACCAAGCCAGTTTCAAGGGTCATGTGCAGTGGACGGGCGTGTCATGATCCGCGTGTACTTCGGCAAGGCCGGAAGCGTGGAGTGCGTCTGCCACGAGTACGGCGACGGCTATCCGTGCGGGCCGCATCTGTGCTGCCAGCATAACGGCCAGAGCCAGTCGTCGCCGTGCGTCATCACGCGCACACGCGCGACCTGGGACGCGATTCGCGCTGCGCACATCAAAAAATGTGAACTGGATCGTTTGACAAACGCTAATTGTGGTGTTACTGTATAGGCGTGGTTCGGAAATAGCATGGAGACGGAAATGAAAAAGTTCAAAGTCAAGATGGTGGTCTCGGAGTCCGGGAACGCGGTTTTCGAGGCATTCGCCACCGCCAAAGAAGCCAAAGCCTTCGCCGCTGAGCGGCTGGCGGCGGGCGTGAAAGACGCCATCTACCTCGGCAATACCACGCAGAAGGCGAAAGACGCCTTGATGCGCTCGATGGGCCTAGTCAAGGTCCGGGGCGCGGTCTCGGGCTCGGTCTACTGGGAGTAAGCCATGGCCAAACTGAGTTACCAATTGACTCTCAAGGGCGCGCGGATGTCCCGCACCAAGAACATGAAGTTGGCCAGAAACCCGTCACTGAATTCGGCATCGCGGGCGTTCTATGTGACGCGAGCGCGGCGCGCGAATCGTCAGATAGTCAAACACCTGCGTCGGCTCACGATAGCGACGCGGTTGATAAAGGCAGCAGCAGCGCGGGTGCGCGCGGAGTACGCGTCATGAGCATCGAGCTGAAGAAAAATTCGATCTACAGAGACGGCTGGGGCCGCGAGGTCTGGATCATCGGCGAGACCAAGAATTACCCGCAGTGGTATTGGTCGGTGCAGGGTGACTGGTACGAACGCGACACCGGCAAGATGCTGGGCTACCGCCGCGTCATGGTCAAGGACGAGCGCGGATTCTTGCAGGAGTCCGGCGAGCACTACGTCCACGCCGACGGCTACAGCAAGAACCTGGTGAGCTACGTGGGAGAGTACAAATGACCTTCGAACAGTGGTGGGCTGAGCAGACATTCAATCCGCGATTTGGTAGGAATGATTTGGATGCGATCAAAGGCATAGCCAGAGCCGCATTCGCTGCCGGGCGCGCGGCGGAGCGCGAAGCCTACGCTGTTCGCGCCAACGGAGACCGAGCATGAGCATCGAACGCATTCAGCCCGCCAGCGGGCAATACAACAAGGCCCCGACAGGGTTCCGCGAGATCACGGAGGGCGACTTCGCCCAGTCCGCGTTTTTCACCTACGGCTTCATGGGCGTCGAGCACCGCCAGATCCTGAATTGGCCACAACCGAAAGCGCCGATGCTGCACGCGCACATGTACCACCTGCACGACGGCACGGGCTTCGCCATGGTCAACGACTACTGGGGCAAAAAGGTCCGGTACTTCGTCTTCGGCTGCGAGCACGAGTGGGGCGGTGAGCTGACCGAGGCCGAGAAATCGGTTCCCGTCTATAACTGCACGACCAAGTACAAGTGCAAACTCTGCGGCTACTTCCAGCAGATCGACAGCAGCGATTGACACGTGCTCGCGCGCGTGCAATTAATTGCAGATGGCGTGGACCTGGGCAACATCACTCAAACCTCAAGACGTGTGCAACGTCTGCCGCACGTGGCTTAAGACCCAAAACGGGAACGTCGTCCGATTCAACGAAAAGCTGTGGTGCGTTCCCTGCATCTTGGACGCCGGAACCAAGGCCCTAGGCAGTTCCCCGGAACCGGCCGTGGACTTTGACTTCAGTAAAGTCTGGGCGGGGATGCCCGGTCCCTGAGTTGGGGGTGGTAGGGTTGTACCAAGCCGATTTATGACTTGGACCGCCCGATGCACTCCGACACCGTTCAGATCAAGAAGCTAGACGCTGCCCGCCAAATGATTTGGGCCGAGGTCTATGTGCCCATGGTCCCGGACTCGCAAGGCGACTTCTGCACTGCCGCCGAAATCGAGAAGACGGCGCACAATTTCATGCGCGGGCAGCGCATGTACAACGTAGACACCGAGCACAATCTCCAGAAAAACGAGACCTGTGTCATCGAGAGTTTCATCGCGCGCCCCGGCGATCCCGAGTTCCAGCCCGGGGCCTGGGTTGTGGGCATGCACGTGGTCGATCCCAAGACGTGGGCGATGATCGAGAAGGGCGAGATCAACGCGCTGTCGATGTACGGCAGCGGCACGCGTGATGACGCGGTCATCGAGATCGAACTACCGGACGACGGCATCATCAAAGGCGAGACCCACGACTTCGGCGGCCACAAGCACACCTACGACCTCCAGTTCAATGAGGAAGGCAAGGTCGTGAAGGGCGAGACCAACGAGGTCACGGTCAACGGCGTCTCGCACAAGCACATCATCAAGGGCGGCACGATTACCGAGCCCGCTGCCGGTCACAGCCATCGCTATTCAGTATCTGACGCGCTCGCAGCGGTCATGGGAGCAACGAAATGACGTATTTGACACGCAGACTCCGGCTCGTGAAAGCCGACAAACCCAAGGACGCGCCCGCCGAGTCCCCGGGCCTCAAGGTGACGACCGACGACAACCCCGTCGGCGGCGTCCACGCGCACAAGATCGCGGGGCAGCTCATCGGGCACACGGTGAACGCCGTGGGCAAGGGCTGGACAGCGGTCCCGTTTTCTGGCCAGATCAAAGGCGGCTTCAACAAGCACGCCGACGCCCAGCAGTACCTGGCCGATCAGCACGCGGAGAACATCAAAAACGATGCGCTCATGGAGCAGGCGGCGAAGCAGGCGGGGGGCAAGGTCAAGAAGGACGATATCGAGAAGGGCGGACCAGGTAGCGGCCCGCGTAAGGGGGGTGGAAGCGGGGATTGGCATAGTAAGAGCAGACTCGACGGTGAGTCTGACGGCGCCTACGCTGCGCGTCGTATCGCCCAGGAGCATATGAAAGACAACCCCGGCATGACCAAAGAACAAGCCATGGCTCATGAGAGCAAGAATTTTCAGACTGCCGTTGGCAAGCTATTCAAGGACGGCAACACCGAGGAAAATGCACCGGGCAACACCAAGGCCGCGAGCAGCTCGACGACGTCAACGTCGGTGGTATCGAGCACGACCTCGACCGAAGATCAATTCCAGAAGTGGGACGACTATGACCCAGAGTACGTGGCAAAGCGGGAATTTACTGCGGCGAAACGCAAGGCAGACGCAAAGAGTGGCGCAGCTATGCCGGGAGGCGGCTACCCAATCGAGAACGTGTCCGACTTGCACAACGCCATCGAAGCCTATGGCCGTGCGAAGAATCCGGCTAAAACTAAGGCCCATATCAGATCGCGGGCTGCTGCACTAGGCGCGACCTCCGCCCTCCCCGATTCCTGGGGCAAGAGCGAGGACCTCGCCGAGATCGTGGCGAAGATCGAGATGGAAACCGAGCGCGAGGCCGTGCAAAAGGACTGGCAGAAGTTCGACGAGGAGCGGGCGAAGGGCGGGCACTCGACGCAGGGCGTTGATCACGCGGTTTCCGGGTCTACTTACGGCGGCACGAATAGGCCCGGTGGCTCTCAATACGGTGCCGCCAAACAGGAGCCTGGCGCCTCGGGTTCCTACTCGAAAGAGAACATGGACAAGTATGTCGCCGGACTCCACGACGTCTCCGAGAAGCACCGCGCGGCCAATGGCGGCGGCGAAGCCTGGAAGAAGACGTTCGAGACCCGCGAAGGCGACAAGTGGAACAAAGTCATCGCGGTCTCCGGGAATTCACGCAGCGTCCACAGCTTCGTCAACCGCGACACCGGCGACATCCACTACCCCGCAGGCGCAAAGGGGCCGACTAAGCAGGTTCGCGGCAACATCGGCAGTCCGGCCAACGGCATGGAGGCCATTGGCAACAGCGGCCACGTGCGCTACCTCAAGAGCGACGGCATCAACGAGTGGTTGGCGGCGGCGCTGATCAAGGACGACGAGGAAGTGGGCGACGGCGAAGGCGACGAAGCCGGGTCCATCAAAAAGGATTGGGCGAAGTTCGACGCCGAGCGCACCAACGGTCACGCAAAAACGGCCCTGGGCCATTCCCTGGATACGCATGATGGTCGCGCCATCGGCAACAGCCGCAAAGCCATGGAGGCCACGGCCAAGGCCGGGGAAAAGAGCTATGGCATGAACCACGAGGCGGCGGCGCATGCGCACCTGGCAGCAGCGAAATACGCCAGTGGTCGGCAGGGCGACGCATTCAAGAAGCTGGCCGATGCCCACACCGCGCTGGCCAACGCGCACATCCCCCACGCCGCAGGCTCGAATTTCAACATTGATCACGCAGAACTTGACAAAGAGGATTAACCAATGAGCTATTTCAACAGAACCCGGCGCGCTGCCGTTGCCCAAGTCCTCAAAGGCGAGGTCCGGGGTGCCCCGGTCACCGGCGACCGCGTGCAGTTGCTGAAAGGCGATTGCATGGTCGCGACGTCCAAAGCCAACAAAGCCAGCGGCCAAGCGTGGCAGTCCAATGCTCCCCAAGTCCAGCAGCAGGCACCGGCGGATGATGAGGTCAAGGCGCACAACGACGCCGCTTCAGCCCACGACGCCGCCGACAAAGCCCATGTCGAAGCCGGGAAGAATGCGCAGGCCAAGGGCGCGCACACCGTCGCCGCTGCCCACTTCCAGCAAGCCAAGCAGCACTTCCAGAGCAAGCAGCATCACGAGGCCATGGCCCGCGACACGCAGGATGCCAAGGATCAGGGGTATCGGCAGTGAGCCGAGGGCCGCATAAGCGTGAGCCCGTGGGCAGCGGTACCTCGACCTCGCCCGAGGTCGCGCGCCGCAAATTCGTGTTGGCGTTGTGCGTGACGCTGGCGTTTGGGATTGGCTATCTCTGTGGCCAGTTCTCCAAGCCCCGCGTCATCATCAGTTTTAGAGCGCACCCCCCGATCCCGCAGACCGGCTACGTCGAGCGGCTGTGAGGCCGCTATGTCGTTCTGGTTCCGTCAACGCCACGTACTGAGGAAGTACGACCCCGATCAGCCCCGAGACGCCCACGGGCGCTGGGGCAGCGGTGGCGTGTCCGTCAAAGAAGCTGAGGGCTTAATCGCGACGGATAGGGCCATCGAGCAGCGGGCGACGAAGATCGTCCAGAACTACGACCAAGCCAAGTCCGACTACAACCAGCTCAAGGATTCGAGAGGTGGTTCGATCTTGAACACGGACACCGCGCGCGAGCTATCGCCTGATTACATGAAAGACCGGTCGCGCGCGGCGGCGGTCCACGAACCCAGCTCCGCGTTCATCAAAGAGCTGTATAAGGAAAAGCTGTCGGAGGCCCCGACCGGCGACAAACTCCCGCTGGTCCTGTTCACGGCGGGCGGTACGGGCGCGGGCAAGAGCACGGCGCTCGACAGCATTCCCGAGATGAAGGCGCTGAGCGATCACGCGCAGATCGTGTACGACACCAACATGAACACTTATGAGAGCGCGCTCAACAAGGTCAACCAAGCCCTGGACGCGGGCAAGGAAGTCCACATCACCATGGTCCAGCGCGACCCCGTGGACGCGTTGGTGAACGGTGCCCTGAGCCGCGCCACGCGTCAGGAGAAGGACTTTGGCAGCGGTCGCACGGTGCCGCTGGCCGAGCACGTGAAGACGCATATCGGGAGTTCGACGACCGTCGAGCGCCTGGCCGAGCACTTCAAGAACGACGACCGCGTACAATTCGACTTAATCGACAACAGCAACGGCAAAGGCGGAGCCAAGCTGGTGCCGATGTCTGAAATCAAGCACTACGACCGTGACGAGACTATCGCGCGCGTGCGTACTGCGTTAGAATCGGAGCATGAAAATGGGCGAATCTCAGACCGGACCTACAAAGGCTTCAAAGACTATTGACCCGGCGATGAAGGAGCGGTTGCGCGAATTTCATCGCAAGATCGGGCAGTCGATGGTCGATACCTTGAACAAACGCAGCACCGAAAAAGTGCCACCGGCGAATTCGTGAGCGCGCGCCATGTCATTCTGGACTCGCATGAGGAAGATGGATGCCCGAAAATACACTGATTCGGCAGATGCAAGAACTTCAAGACAGGCTTCAGAGTTTGTCACCCAACTCGCGGATGACCCCAATAAGCCAGGGTATAAAGTCAGTCCTATACCAGTGTATGGCGGGACAATTGGTCCAGTTGATCGGACAAAGTACTCGGTCCAGAATGTCAATACTGCCGACCTCCGCACCCGGCAGCCTCACGTTGAAGCGGATCGAGTAAAGCGATTTGACAGAACCAAATTGCCAGCGGGAGACATGGCACATCCTCTGGTGATAGTGACCCGAGACAACCAACTCGTGGTTGACAATGGCAATCATCGTGTGGCACACATGCTGGCGACTGGCGTGAAACGTACCAAAGCGAGGGTCATCCATGAGATACACGGTTACGGCGATCAAGGTCCTGGCACTAGCCCTTAGTTTGCAATTAATTGCAGGCTGCGCGACGACGGGCGACGATCCTTTCGGCATACTCAAACTCCAGCGACCGCGCGCCGACGGCCTCCCGCAGCTCGACGAAGAACAGGACACCGGCGGTCAAGGCGTCTACGACAAAGTCAACATGATGCAGAGGAACGCGAAGACCGGGCTGTGGGAGGATGTCGTGGTCAAGGTCATGCAATTCGACGGCTACAAAGCCGCGATGTGCTTCAAGTTGAAACCAGGAAAACGCGTTAACTGCTTCTATATCCGAGACCAAACCAAGGACGTGATGTTCATGGACACCATCATCCAAGGCGGGTACCGCGAGACGTGATTGGTTGCCCCAAAATGGGGGCATGCAGTTCCCCAACAAAGTCTCGATGGTCGGCACGTATTTCGCGAGTTTCGACGACTGGCGAACTGCGGGGCCCGGGGCATTCACGTACTCGTGGCGGGATGATCCGTCGAAGATCGACGGCCTGTGGTGGAAAGATTGGTGGGGCGGGTATCACGTCGATGGTCACGGCAACATCGTCATCCAAGATCCGGCGTACGCGAATCGACACATACTGCCGTTCGTCGGCACCATGGACAATCACCCGAAGTGGAATTGGGACGGCAATATTTTGAAGCCCACGATCACGCCGTCGATACTCGTCAGCGACCGCTACTACCGCGATCCCAACCGCAAGGAAGTGTGGCACGGACACCTAAAAGCAGGCGTTTTTGTCTCGTGCTGACGACAAACAAAAAATAATTTTGAAAAAGCTAGACAGCCTCATCATGAACGTGGCATTTTGTCAAGCCTGCCCGTAGTACCGCCGCTTGCCATGATGGAGACCGAATAGAATGTACACACCGAAGGACGTCATCGACGAACCCCTGCACGTTGTCACGTGTATCACCAACACCGTTCGCTACAAAAGCCGGTGGAAACTGTACCGAGACTTTCAGCGCCATGTGCGCGAATCCGGCGCGATCCTGCACACGGTCGAAGCGGCGTTCGGCGAGCGCGATTGGGCACTTGAGGAGCACGCGGTGCACGACGGCAGCCCCAACATGCCCTGGAAAAGCGCGGGTCCGCCAAACGTCCCCAATCAAGGCCACGGTGTCTACACGCAATTGCGCATGGACCATTTGCAGGAAATCTGGCTCAAGGAAAATCTGCTGAACATCGGCGTGAGTCGGCTGCCCGCGAACTGGAAGTACGTGGCGTTTATCGACGCCGACGTCCTCTTTACGCGCCCGGATTGGGTCTCCGAGACCCTGCACCAGCTCCAGCACTATCACGTCGTGCAGATGTTCAGCGACGCCATCGACCTGTTCCCCGACGGCAGCCCGCAGCCCGGTGTCCAGCAAAAGGGCCATGCCTGGTGTCATGTCCACGGGATCTTGAACGATGCCGTCAACACGAAAACCGATGCCTACGGCCCCAAAGACACGAAATTGAGTGTGTCGATGAAGGGAGGCACGATGTACCGTCATCCGGGATTCGCTTGGGCATGGAGGCGGGAGGCGTTCAACGCCGTCGGCGGCTTGATGGACAAGGTCATCCTCGGCAGTGCCGACTGGCACATGGCCTGGGGATTGCTCGGCCGCATCGAGGAGACAATCAGTCGCCCGTTGACCGATGATTACCGCAAAATGTGCATGCTCTGGCAGCGGCGGGCCGTCGAGCACATCAAGTACAACGTCGGCTACGTCGCGGGCACGATCATGCACCAGTGGCACGGGCCGAAGCGGGCGCGCGGATACGCGACGCGGTGGAAGATTTTGGCCGACAACCACTACCAGCCGTCGATGGACGTGAAAAACGACTGGCAAGGGATCTTGCGGCTGACTGACACCAAGCCGCGCTTGCGCGATCAGTGCCGTCAGTACTTCCGTCAGCGCAACGAAGACAGCATCGACCCATGAACCACAAGCGCGGTAAACCGAAATCGGGCCGCGCTGGTTGCCTCATGTGCAAGCCCAATAAACACCAGGCCGCGAACAAGCTGAAACTGGGGCATCGGGGATTCGGCCCGATTCGAGCCCGGATTCATGCCAACACCGACCTCAAGGGTTGACGGTGATAGACTCAGGCTATTGTGAGTTCTGCGGTTTGCTGGTAGTCGGTCCCTGCGACAAGCCCGAGATCGCGGATAACTGCCGTAGGATGGACGCTGTCAATGCCAAAGTGGACGAAAAGAACGCAGTCGGCCCCGGGGGTAACTGTCGGCGGGAAGACACCGCCGATCCCGGTGGGCGGACGCGACGCCCCGGGCCACGGTTTCGATCCGAAGAAGATTGTGCAGGCTCAAACGGCGGCACTGATGAAGGACGCGACGGTGCAGGGCGACAACAACTCCCCGGGTTTGAGTCCTGGGTTGGTTGGTGCTGGTTTCGCATGGCACAAGTTGCCGCAGCAGAAGCCGCTGAGCGAAAAACGAGCAGTGCCGAAGCTGATCACGGGGCCTTATCGCGTGTGCCCGTCGGCGTCGTGCGCGGCCCTGGATAAAGCCCAACAAGGAGGGGGTCCCGCGAACTTGGCCAAGGACTCGGCCGACACCGAGCCCACGACCGAGTACGACAACAGCGGCAGGCCGCAGTGGATGTCGAGCCCCGGTTACGGCGGCAAAGCCCCTGAATACCGTAGTCAGAAGCCGGGGGCCAACGGCAACACCGACGAGCTGTTCAGCGAAAACATCAACGACAAGCCCCCCAAAGTTATCCCCGTAGACCCGGACGCCTACTACATCTGGTAGGTCTCGTCTTTGGTGGTTGTACCCTGGGTTTCTGCAATCAATTGCAAATCCACGGGTGACCGCATGAAAGTCAAGATGAAAGGCTCGGAGCTGAAGAAGGTCGATATCGAATTCCTGTCGCTCGTGAAGCGCGGCGCCAATCGAGCCCCGTTCAAAGTCATCAAGGCCGAAGACGGCGGCACAGTCGAAAAGACGGGCCTCGTCGGAGCCGTCACCAAGTTCTTCCAGATGTCGGACCCCGCCGCGAAAGTCGTGGCGGTGTTCGTGGAAAAGTCGGCGCTGGCCAAGGCCGCGTCGAACCTGGCCGAAGCCGGATTCACGCTCGACGACTACGAGATGCAGGACGACTGCGTGGTCTTCAAGCAAGAGGGCTTCGACGACGCCCGCGAAGTCATCATGGTCAAGAGCGAGGCCACCATCGGCTTCGCCGTCGCCAATGTCGGTAAGTTCGCGGACGTGTTTTGCGGCAGCCTCAGCTTCGACCCCAGTGTCGAGCAGACCGGGTTTTATCCCGGCCCCAATGAAGCGATGAAGGCGATGCAAGTCGCGATCAACGTCGAGAAGGCGGACTCCACCGAGACCCTCGACGCCTTTCACGCGTACTCGAAGCAGATTACCAAGGCTTTGCCAAACGCTATCGCCAAGTTTGAGGCGGCTCAGCGCGGCTTTGGAAGTGGTACAACTGATTCCAGTGAAGTTGCGAAAGCGGCTTCAGCCATCGCCGAGTTGATTCTGAAGGACCCGCATCCGGGTCGCAAAGGCGCGAAGGATCAAGCCGAAGCCCAGACGGGCTCCAGCTCCGACGCCGAGAACCAGAACCCGGGTGGAAGCACGACTTCGGAGTTGCCCGGGAACGCGGACGACTCGCCTGATGACGAGAACCAGCGGAAAGCCTCGGCGGCGAAAGCCAACCAAGGCGGAAAGACGATCAAAGAGGACCAGACAATGACCAAAGCAGCAGAGGCTTCTTCGAGCAGCACGTCCAGCACCACCACCAGTGAAGTGGAGAAGGCGGGCAAAGGTGCATCATCGTCCTCGTCCAGCTCCTCGACGACCACGTCGGAGGACGGCAAGTACAATTTCAACAAGACCGCGAAGCCGGTCGTCGTCAAGAGTGGCGGCAAAGAATTTCATCTCGCGGTCAACACCGCGACCGGTGCCGTGATCAAGTACACCCCCGGTGCCAAGATCCCCGAGGGTCACACGACCATGACCGAGGAGTGGGAACAGGAAGGCAGCAACGGCGACAAGAACTTCAACACCGACGGCAACAACAAGGGCAAGTCCGCTGACCCTGGCACCCAAGCCGACAACGAGCTGAAGCACACCGGAGCCGGTGGCCTGAAGAAGGAAGACTTGGAGGCACTCGTCACGACCATGCAGACACTGCCGGGTTTGGTCGAGGCACTCGCAAAGTCCATCGCAGCGCAGGGTGAAGTGTTGAAAGCACAGAACACGCGCCTGGAAGCCGTCGAAAAGACTGCGGCCGGTGCCGTGAAGAAGGCTGAGGAAAAGACGGTCGTGCACATCGGCACGAACTACGATTCGGCCTACGAAAATTTGGGTGGCGGCGCGAAGCGCGTGGTGAAGGGTGAGACCCGGACCCGCGAACAAGTGGCCAAGGCCCAGTTCCCGGAGAGAGTGTGGGAAGGCGCGTTGAGCGCGCTGGAATCGCACATCCCCGGCGTTGAAAGTGTTTGATGGTTTGATCAGCAATCACCTGACGAAAATAGCGAGGATATTATGACGAGCAATGCAGAACTGATTCGGAAGGCTGATCTAGTCATCAGCGAACTGAGTTCCAACGGCGGTCTCTTGAACCCGGAGCAGAGCAATGCGTTCATTCGCAAGTTGCTCGTGGCCCCGACGATGCTCGCGCAAGTCCGGCGCGTGACGATGTCGGCTCCGATTCGGAAGATCAACAAAATTTCCTTCGCATCGCGCATTTTGAATGCTGGTTCAGGCGGCACGGGTTCGTACCCGACTGCCCTGGCCAGCAACCAGCGCGCGGCTGCGACCACCGAGCAGATTCAGCTCCAGACTCACGAAGTCATCGCTGAAATCCATCTGCCGTATGACGTCATCGAAGACAACATCGAAGGCGGCAACGTCGGTACCTTCAACGAAGGCGGTAACCCGCCGATGGCCGGTGGCTTCCGCGACACCATCGTGACGTTGATTGCCGAGCGCGTGGCCATCGACCTCGAAGAACAGGCCCTGAACGGGGACACTTCGAGCGCCGATCCCTACCTCGCGCAGACGAATGGCTACCTGAAACTGATTCAGAGCAACATCGTCGATGCCGGTGGTCAACAGATCAATCGCACGATCCTGAAGAACGCGATGAAGACGCTGCCCTCGCAGTATCGTCGGAACCGTGCGGCCCTCGCCCACTTCGTGTCAACCGAGCAAGAGATCGAGTATCGCGACACCATCGCGAACCGCGAGACCTCGCTGGGTGATGCACAGCTTCAGAGCACGGCTCCGGTATACGCGGCAGGCGCACCGGTGGTCGGCGTGCCTCTCATGCCGGGATCGAGCGGCATTCTCACCAACCCCCTCAACCTGATCTTCGGTGTCCAGCGCGACATCATGATGGAAACCGACAAGATCATCACGCAGCGCGTCTACGTCATCGTGGTCACGGCTCGTGTCGCCATCCAGATCGAGGAAGAACTGGCGGCGGTGGAGTTGATCAACCTCGCGACCTAAGCGAAGTTGCTTGATTCTTGGGTGATGCTGTATTAGGGTGTGGATCGTAACTGGTCCACACCCTTTTCTTTTACCCCGAGGCTCTATGAAGAAGATCATTTTGACTGGCTGCAAGCGCTACAACCAGAACGGTGAGTTGTTCCTGGATAAGGACAACGGCGGCAACCCCGAGGTCTATGCCCTCGACGACGCCCGCGCCGACTACCTCCTCGCGCAATTCGATCACAGCACTGGCTTCAGTTTCTTCGAGCTGTACCAGGGTGCGGAAGCCGGTAAGACCCCGTCCAAGATCAAGGACGAGGTCCGTGAGCACAATGTCAATGTCGGCCCCAAGCCGCGCCAGCAGAACGACAGGCGCCCGCGCAGCGAACGCCCCGGCCGCGCTCCCAAACAGGTAGCGGACAACCCCAAAGCCAGTGGCCCCATCGAAGACACCGACGCCGTCACGGTATAATTTGTGTCGCTTATCGTCGCGCACCGGCACTGCCGAGTGTGCGGGGACGAGTTCGTGCCGAAAACGGCAAAGCAAGAGGTCTGCACCATAGGGTGTGTGTACCACGATCCCCGGCATCATCGCGGAGCCGAGAATCGCGAGCACCAACGCGAGGTCTGGGAGCTACGGAAGCACAAGAATGGAAATTGGGGACGCTGACTTCGACTCAGCGGCTGCACTGCTCCAGTCGCTTTCCCAGAACGTGGACGAGTTCACGCTTGCCCGCAACCGTAAGACAAACGCTAAATTGCCGAGGCTGCATCAGGGCTGGCGTGGCATCGAAGAAGTGGCGTTGCTCGGCGGTGGGCCGTCGATGATCTTGGACTGGGAGTTGATCAAGGACCTGAAGGGCAGAGGCGTGACGATTGCCACGGTCAACGGTGCCCACAAGTGGGCGAACGACTCCCTGTTCTGGCCCAGCTTCCAGTTCGTGGTCGATGCGCGCCCGCTCAACGCCAAATTCACGCATCCGCCGACGCCCGGGACCTGGTATGTGGTCTGCGATCACTGCGATCCCGCGATCATCGACGGCATACCCCCCGGTCATCTCTATGTGTGGTCGGTCAAGGACTTCAAATGCGGGAGCACGGTGATGTTGTGCGCGATCCCCATCCTCAAGTGGATGGGCGTCAAGAAGCTGCATTTGTTCGGGTTCGACTCGTGCATGCCCTATGACGAGTGCCACCACGCATACCCGCAGCCGGAGAACGACGCCGACCCCGCGATTTGGACCGAGATCAATGATCGCTGGTTTTTGTGCACGCGGTGGATGATGCAGCAGGCGGAGGAGTTCCTGGAACTGCGGCGGGATTGGGGCGACTTCACGATCTACGGCAACGGGTTGCTCGCGCACCTGATGAAAACCACGCGCTGAAGTTGGGGGCGGTACACTCAAGGTCATCCCCAGTCGAGGAGGACTGACCATGATGGACTTGACCAAGATCAAACTCGGTAAGCACGCGCCCGTCTACGACCGCCGCACCCCTCGATTCGCGAATTACATCGACTCCGCGATCATCGACAATCCCCCGGCGACTCTCGACTTCAGCGCAAAACTGTCGAATCTCGGGATGATGTTGAACGATACCCTCGGCGATTGCACGTGTGCGGCCGTCGGCCACATGATCCAGACATGGACCGCTAACGCCGGTACCCAGGTGATTCTGCCGGATGCCGACATCGAGACGCTGTACGAGAAGTCATGCGGCTACGTCCCCGGCGATCCCAGCACCGACCAAGGCGGCGTCGAGGTCGCGGTGCTCCGGTACTGGCGCGACAGCGGCATATTCCCGGGGCACACGCTCGCGGGTTGGTGCAACGTCAGCGCAGGCAATCACACGCAGATGAAGCAGGCGCTTCAGCTCTTTGGCGCGATCTACATCGGCGTCGATCTTCCGCTGACCGCACAATCTCAGAGCGAGTGGTCTGTGGTCTCGACGACCGGCGACGGCGCCCCCGGGTCCTGGGGTGGGCATGCGGTGCCGATTGTCGGGTACGATGCCGACACCGTCACCGTCATCACCTGGGGCCAGCTCTTGAAGGCGACGTGGGGGTTCTTGGACGCGTACTGCGACGAGGCCCACGGGCCGTTGTCCGCGAACTGGATCGAGAAGGACGGCAAGACCCCGGACGGGTTCTATTGGACTAAGTTGAAGGCGGACCTCTTGGTCCGTGAGGCGGCGATGGGCG